AACTTTAGTAATAGTATAATGTCAAAAATAGAAGTAGATGCAATAGATAAACAAAGTGGTTCAACCTTAACTTTAGGTGGATCAGGCACAGCTGTAACTTTAGCTGCTGGCGCTACTCAATCAGGTTTTGGTAGATCAGGGTCTGTTAATTGGCAAACAACTCCTAAAACAGGGGATTTTACAGCAGTAAATGGTGAAGGATATTTTATTAATACTACATCAGGAGAAATTACAATGACTATGCCATCTGGTTCAGCAGGTGCAATAGTTTCAATACAAGATTATAATGCAACATTTGATTCAAATGCTTGTGTAATAGCACCTGCAAGTGGAGAAAAAATTAATGGTGGTAGTGCTGATGGACCTTTAAGACTAATCGTAGAAGGTCAAGGTTTAACTTTTGTTTATGTTGATGGAACAGTAGGTTGGAAAACAGTGCAGGAAAACGAATTTGTAGGAAGTGGATCTAGTTTTATTACAGCAACAGGTGGTACAATAACTACTTCAGGAGATGACAAAATTCATACTTTTACTGGACCTGGAACTTTTTGTGTTGCAGCTATTGGACAGTGTGGAGCCAATAATTTAGTTTCATATGTGGTAGTAGCAGGAGGAGGTGGAGCAGGTAATCAAGTTAATGGAAATGGTGGAGTTGGTGGTGGCGGAGCAGGTGGATTTAGAGAAACTAAAAGTCCAGCAACTCCTTATACAGCTAGTCCATTAGATGGATATTCAACACCAGGAAATAGAATTACAGTAACAGCAACAGCTTTTCCAATTACAGTTGGGGCTGGAGGTGCTACACAACCTACTGGTCCTGGAGCAAAAGGAAATCCTGGTTCGAATTCAATATTTTCAACAATAACATCTGCAGGTGGTGGAGGAAGTGGTGCATCTGCACCACCAAATTTAGAACCTGGTTTACCTGGAGGTTCAGGTGGCGGTGCTTCACAAACAGGTGGTCCACCATTTAGTGGAGGAACAGGAAATACACCTCCTACAACTCCACCTCAAGGAAATGATGGTGGTGACACAACTAATGCAGCACCAAATTTTTCAGGTTCTGGTGGTGGTGGAGCAACGGCTGCTGGACAAGGTAATGGTTCAACAGCTGGTGGTAATGGTGGTGCCGGTGCAACAACTTCAATTTCAGCAAGTCCAACAGCTTATGCTGGTGGAGGTGGTGGTGGAGTATATCAAGCAGGAACTCCAGGGACTGGAGGAGCAGGCGGCGGAGGAGCTGGTGGAGCTCCAAATGCAAATGCAGCTGGAACTGCAGGAACTGCAAATACTGGAGGAGGTGCTGGTGGAGCTTCAACAAATGCTACTGGTACACCTGTTCTTGGATCTGCTGGAGGATCTGGTATAGTAATAATAAGGTACAAATTTCAATAATTATGACAAGTACAATTAAAGTAAACAACATACAAAACCAATGTGGTCAAAACATCATTAACGAGAATAGTAATACAATTACTATTGGCGCTAGTGGGGATACAATTGCTTTAGCATCAGGTGCATCACAAACAGGTTTTGGTAGAACAGGAACAGTTGATTGGCAGACAGGCAGTATTAAAACATCGACTTTTACCGCAGCAAATGGTGAAGGTTATTTCTGCAATACTACATCTGGTGGTTTTACAGTAAATTTACCAGCAGGATCTGCTGGAGCCATTGTATCTGTACAAGATTATGATAATACATTTGATTCAAACAGTTTAACAGTTACACCAAACGGATCAGAAAAAATAAATGGTGGAGTGGGTCCTATAATTTTAAACACAGAAGGTGAAGGTTTAACTTTAGTTTATATTGATGCAACTGTAGGGTGGAGATCAATACAAGATTCTTCTTTTGCTGATGTTGGTAGTAATTTTATTTCAGCAACAGGTGGAACTATAACAACATCAGGAAATGATAAAATTCATACATTTACAGGACCAGGTACATTTACTGTTTCTTGCACTGCTGTTTGTGCTGCTAATAATTTAGTTTCATATATGGTAATAGCAGGTGGTGGAGGTGGTGGTGGATCTAACAGTCACGGTGGTGGAGGTGGAGCAGGAGGATATAGAGAAACAAAATCTCCAGCAACACCATATACTGCAAGTCCATTAGATGGTTATTCAACACCAGGAAATAGAATTACAGTTACAGCTACAGCTTTTCCAATAACAGTAGGTGCTGGCGCAGCAGGAGCAGAGTGTACTCCTAATCCAATTGCTGCTAGTGGTTCTAATTCAATTTTTTCAACAATAACATCAGCTGGTGGCGCTGGCGGAGGTGGTACAGGTTCATTAGCTGCTGGAGGTTCAGGTGGTGGAAGTTATACAGGTACAGCAGGAGTTGGAAACACTCCTCCAACAACTCCACCTCAAGGAAATAATGGAGGTTCTGGTAATTATAATCCTTCTCACTATGGTGCAGGTGGTGGCGGTGGAGCTGGTGCAGTAGGTACAGCAGGATCTACAGGTGGTGGTGGACCTGGTGGAGCTGGAGTAGCAACTTGTATTACAGGATCGCCAGTTACAAGAGCAGGTGGTGGTGGAGGTTCAAGTTATGAAGGTGGAACTCAAGGAACAGGTGGACCTGGTGGTGGAGGTAATGGTACAATCGGAGGACCAGCACCTAATTCAACAAATGGATCAGCAGGAACAGCTAACACTGGTGGTGGCGGTGGTGGTGGAGAAAGATCAGTACCTGATCCCGGTGGAAAACCAGGAGGATCTGGTATAGTAGTAATAAGGTACAAGTTTCAATAGGTAAATTATGAGTGAAATAAAAGTAAATAAAATTAGTCCAAGAACAGCGTGTGGTACAACTACATTAGGGGATAGTGGAGATACATTTACAATTCCCGCTGGTGTATCAATTACCAACTCTGGTACGGCATCAGGTTTTGGTGCAACAGGTGCAGCTTCTTGGAATACAACAGTTAAAACAGGAGATTTTACAGCAGTTGCTGGCGAAGGATATTTTGTAAATACAACTTCAGGAGCTGTTAATGTAACTCTTCCAGCAGGAACAGCTGGAGCAGTAGTTGCAATAAAAGATTATGCAGGAACTTTTGATACAAATAAAGTTACACTAGTTCGAAATGGTTCAGATAAAATTGGTGGTTTAGCTGTAAATACAGAATTAACTACAGAAGGAATAGCCGTTACATTAGTATTTATAGATTCAACACAAGGTTGGTTAGTAACAGATTCAGGTTTACAATCAGATGCACCAGGACCACAATTTATTACAGCTACAGGTGGAACAATTACAACATCAGGAAATTTTAAAATTCATACTTTTACAGGACCAGGGACATTTTGTGTTTCTAACGGAGGTAATTCGTCAGGATCAAATACAGTAGATTATTTAGTAGTAGCAGGTGGCGGAGGAGGTGGTAGATCTTATGCTGGTGGAGGAGGTGCTGGAGGCTATAGAGAATCTCCAGGAACAGCGTCAGGTAGTTATTCAGTTTCACCATTAGGAACTTCTCCGGCAGTGGCTTTACCCGTCCCAGCAACAGGTTACCCAATTGCAGTTGGATCAGGTGGTGCTGGAGCAACAAGTGATAATACTAAAGGCTCTAATGGTACTAATTCAGTTTTTTCAACAATAACCTCAACAGCTGGTGGAGCAGGTGCAGCTCACGGACCTGGTTCCGTTAGAGATGGAAATCCTGGAGGATCAGGTGGTGGTGGAGGAAGTGCACAACCTCCCGCAGGAGCAGGTGCAGCAGGAACAGGAAATACGCCACCAGTATCACCAGCACAAGGTAAAAATGGTGGAACCGGTTATCACGATGCAGTAGCTTTTGCAATTGGTGGAGGTGGCGGTGGTGCTACGGCAGCAGCTACAAATGTTGGAACTTCAGCCCCTAGTGTAACAGGAAGTCCAGGTGGTGCCGGAGCAACTTCTTCAATTAATGGAACTCCAACAGCAAGAGCAGGTGGCGGTGGAGGTGGAGGTCATCCGAGTTATCCTAGCTCTGCAGGATCAGGAGGAACTGGTGGTGGAGGAGCAGGTGGAACTTATAGTGGTGGAGCTGGATCTAATGGAACAGCTAACACTGGTGGTGGCGGTGGCGGTGGTTCTAATACTGGAAGTAGTTACAATGGTGGAACAGGGGGTTCAGGAATTGTAATAATAAGGTATAAATTTCAATAGTTGAATGATAATTAAAAATAAGATATAAGGAGAAACATTATGGCACATTTTGCAAAATTAGGATCAAACGGAAAAGTTATTCAAGTATTAACTTTAAATAATGGTGATATGTTAAATGCTGATGGCGTTGAAGATGAATCAGTAGGTCAACAATATTTAGAAACACATAATAATTGGCCTGCACAAATGTGGATTCAAACATCTTACAATACATCAGGTAATACACATAAAGATGGTGGTACACCTTTAAGAGGTAATTACGCAGGCATAGGTTATGAGTGGGATGAAGATAATCAAATCTTTTGGCCTAAAAAACCTCACGCTTCTTGGGTAAAAAATACTACAACTGCAAATTGGCAATCACCAATTGGTGATGCTCCAGCATTAACTGCAGAACAAGAATCACAAAATACAGCAGGCACTCATATGTGGTCTTACGTATGGAATGAAGCTAATCAAACTTGGGACTTGACAGATTCGAAAGCATAAATTAAAAATGGTGGTGGTATGCAGAAGAAAGTATTAAGCGAACAATCATTATATTATGGTGATGTGGCGATGCCTAAAGATTGGGACATTGACCGAGATAAATTATCAGGCGACATCTTACAATCAGTAATTCAAAACAAAGATTTTCCATTTTCAAGAACTTGGGATATGTTGAACACTTATATGAGAGATCACGTTGGTCTTGAGTATGGTATTAATCTAGTTAACAAAGAAACGTGGGGTAACATTTATAAACCTGCGGAAACAACTATTCCTTTATTAAATATTGATCCAGTAGATCTACGTAACTCTCCAGACTTTACATTACTATATGGTGTAAAAGTTAAAGATTGTTTTGTTCGAATACATTATGAAGATAATAGACGTAAAGGTAGAAGTTGGGACATAGAACTTAAAAATAATATGTTTATTATGTTTCCATCAACTAATATGTATTACATAACTAACAATCAAAAAGATTCATTAAACTTTGTCCAAACAATAACTTATGAATATATCTAATTACTATTGGTATTTTAGTGGTGTGCTTACACCAAAATTTTGTAATGATGTAATAGCTTATGCAAATTCACAAGAAGAGGTTATGGCTAGAACAGGTGGTTATGGTGATAGAAAATTAAAAAAAGAAGAAGTAAAAGATTTAAAAAGAAAAAGAAACTCTGATCTAGTTTGGTTAAATGATACTTGGATATAT